GGCAGCCAAATCCGTCCCCGTGCCGAAGGGGTTACGTAACCTCGGGAGGTCACCATGATGCGCCCCTGCGATGCGTGCGGAGTGGACTACGAGGCGAAGACGTCCCGGTCGAAGTTCTGTTCGGCGAAGTGTAAGCAGCGTTCGCATCGGGGTGGCGGGGAGAAGAACGGCGCGAAGCGGCAGAACGAGGCGCCGCAGTTGGCGTCGGTTGCTGCTGCGACCCTTCTCGAGCTTCAGGAGGCGAAGCGGCTGCATACGCCGTTGGGTCAGGCGGCGTTGGCGCTTGCGCACCGTCTTGATCTGTCGCATACGGATACGGGTGCTGGGGTGGCGTCGTTGGCGAAGCAGTTGCAGGCCACGTTGGCGGCTGCGACGGCGGATGTTGCTGCCGAGCAGGCCGATCCGGTCGATGAAGTGAGGGCTGCCCGTGAGCGTAAGTTGCGCGCCGCCCAGACTGGTTGAGCCGGCCTACCGTTCGGGGCCGGTTTTCAGTGAGACGTTGGGTCCGGAGGTTGCGGACCTGTGTGAGATGGCGGGGTTCGCTCCGGATGAGGAGCAGCGGCTCGCTCTGGACCTGATTTTCGCGTTGGATGGTGCCGGGAAGTCGGCGGCGTTCGAGTTTGCGGTGATTGCGTCCCGTCAGAACATGAAGACGGGGCTGTTCAAGCAGGCTGTGCTGGGCTGGCTGTTTGTTGCTGAGGAGCAGCTGATTGTCTGGTCGGCGCACGAGTTTTCGACGGCGAAGGAGGCGTTGCGGGACCTGTCGGCGCTGATCGAGGGGAATCCGCATCTGTCTCGCCGTTTGAAGTCGATCCGGTATGCGAACGATGATCCGTCTATCGAGTTGAAGTCGGGTCAGCGGGTGAAGTTCAAGGCCCGGACGTTGACGGGTGGCCGTGGTTTGACGGGCGACAAGGTGGTGTTGGACGAGGCGTTCGCGTTGACGGCGGACCATATGGGTGCGTTGTTGCCGACGTTGTCGGTGCGTCCTGATCCGCAGGTGTTGTACGGGTCGTCGGCAGGGTTGGCTCGTTCTGAGGTGTTGCGCCAGTTGCGGGATCGTGGCCGGCCGGGCCTGTCACCGAGGTTGGCGTATCTGGAGTGGTGTGCGGAACGTGGCGGCTGTGCTGAGGACGGCTGTGAGCATGTTCTGGGTACGGCCGGGTGTGCGTTGGATGACGAGGACAACTGGCAGGCCGCGAACCCGCTGCTGGGTCGGACCCGTCCGAACGGGACCGGGCTGACGTACGAGTTTGTGCGGGCGGAACGTCAGGCGCTACCTCCGGCCGAGTTTGCTCGTGAGCGGCTGGGCTGGTGGGACGAGTCCGGTGTGGACGAGGCGTTCGGTACGGGGAACTGGGAAGCGTGTGCGGGGGTCCAGCCGGCCGGGGTTGAGGTTGCGTCGTTGGCGGTGGCGGTGTCGTACGACCTTGAGTGGTCGTCGGTTGCTGCTGCCGGGTCGGCTGACGGGATGCTGTTTGGCCGTCCGTTGCAGCATGGCCCGGGGACCGGGTGGGTGGTGGAACGGTGCCGGGAGCTGCAGTCGGAGCTTGGTGTCGAGGTGGTGATTGACGGTCGTGGCCCTGCTGCGGACCTGATCGAGCCGTTGAAGGATGCTGGGGTTCGGTTGCGGGTGGCGGACACGCCGATGGTGCTCGATGCGTATTCGCATATGCAGAAGGCGGTCCGGTCCCGCCGGTTCGTGCATGAGCAGTATCCGGAGCTTGATGCTGCGGCTGCGGTGGCGGTGCCACGTCCGGTCGGTGACCGTCATGCGTGGGGCCGGAAGCAGTCGGATTCGGATATCAGCCCGTTGGAGGCTGTGACGTTGGCCGTGTGGGTTGCTGGGCGTGGCATACGAAGGTCCGTGTATGAAGATGCCGGCCTGACGACGGTGTAGGAGGGAGTTCGGATGGGTTTGTTCTCCCGCCGTGCCGTGGAAACTTCACGTAAGGGCACGCCGCATCTGCCTGAAGGCCGGAAGTCTGCCCAGTTCGACCCCAGCTGATCCACACGATCCGCACCTGGGGTATGGGCATGTCGTCCTACGGGGCGATGTATTCGCGTCAGCCGGCTGTCCGTGCCTGTGTGGACTTCCTTGCCCGCAACGTCGCCCAGTTGAACGGGAAGGTGTTCGAGCGGGCTGGGAACACTGACCGGATAGAGAACAACAACCATCCGCTCGCCCAACTGTTGCGCTACCCGAACCAGGGCACGACCCGGTATGCGCACATGTTCTCCACCGTCGCCGACCTGGCCGTCTACGACGTGGCGTACTGGGTGAAGGATCGGGAGTCGTTCCCGCGTACGGTCGCCCGGATTGCCCCGTCGAAGATGACCGTGGAACAGGTTGAGGACCGGACCGTGTATCGCGGCCCTGACGGGACGGAGATTCCGCGGAACCGGCTGGTTGTGTTCCACGGCTACCACCCCGACTCCCACCACACCGGCGTGTCCCCGCTGGAGACGTTGCGGCGGGTCCTGATCGAGGAGCAGGCCGCACAGCAGCATCGGGAGAACTTCTGGCGGAACGCTGCCCGGCAGCACGGCACCATCGAACGGCCGTCTGATGCGCCGCCGTGGTCGCCTGAGGCGAAGGCCCGGTTNGCGGAGGAGTGGCAGGCCGCACAGACCGGCACGGGCAACGCAGGCCGGACCGCCATCCTCGAGGAGGGGATGAAGTGGAACGCTGCGTCGTTCTCCCCGAAGGATTCGGACTACATCGCCGGCCGGATGTTGACCCGGAAAGAGGTCGCNATCACCTACGGGATCGCTCCGGCGCTGGTCGGCGCCGGGGAGGACACCAAGTCGGACCTGGAGGCGAACCATCGCCACCTGTATCAGGACACGTTGGGTCCGTGGCTGCGCATGTTGCAGGACGAGATCGAACTGCAGCTGCTGCCCGGGTTTGAGCCGATGTCGTCCCGCGGGTCGGTGTATTTGGAGTTCAACCTGGCTGAGAAGCTGAAGGGCTCGTTTGAGGAGCAGCAGCGGGCGTTGACGACGGCAGTTGGGGTGCCGCACATGTCGGTCAACGAGGGCCGGGCGCGGGTGAACCTGCCGCGGATCGACGAAGAATGGGCTGACCTGCCGGTCCAGCCGTTGAACGTGATGTATGGCGGCCAGCCTGCCGTGACCGTCCCCACCGAGGACCCTGGTACCGCGTCAGCGGTCCCGCAGGTCAAGAAGGTGGTTCCGGCGGATGTTGAGGGCCGTGACGAGGCTGCGGTGGTGTTCACCGACCTGTTGAAGAGCCATTTTGAGCGGCAGGAACGGTCCATCCTGTCGGCGTTTGCGGGCAAGTCGGTGTCGGCGTTGGATCGTGAACGTTGGACCCGTGAACTGACCGAAGATTTGACGGTGCAGTCGATGATGACCGCGTCGTTGCACGGCCGTGCCGCAGCCATCGAGCTGAGGGGAACGTACGACCAGGGACGTGTGCGCAGCTATCTGCACACGGCGGCCGAGAAGTCGGCGCAAGCGATCAACGACCAGACGTTCGACGCGGTCGACACGGCCGAAAGTCCTGATGAGGTCCGCGAACTGTTCGAAGAGGCGAAGACGTCTCGTGCGACGGCGTTGGGTCTGTCGATGGCGACGATGCTGGTCGCGTTCGGACGGGTCGAAGCCGGCCGGCACACCGCCGACAGCAGCGGCCGTGACATCGTGAAAACGTGGCGTGTCACCTCGTCTAACTCCCGCCATCCGGAGATGGACGGGCAGACCGTCCCCGTATGGGACGTCTTTACGAACGGTGCCCGGTGGCCCGGCGATCCTGCGCTCGGCGCGGATGGCGCTGCCGGATGTCAGTGCATCCTCGATATCGGAGAACGACCATGACTGTTCAACGGAAAGCGTTCCCGGTCGAGGTGAAGACCGCCGGGCTCGGAAAGGGCGAGGTCGAAGCCCTCGTGTCGGTGTTCGGGAACGTCGACCTGGGCGGCGACCGTGTCGTCAAGGGTGCGTTCGCCGGGTCAATCGCCAAGTGGAAGGCGTCGGGCACCCCGGTCCCGGTCGTGTTCTCCCACAAGTGGGACGACCCGTGGTCCCATATCGGTGCGGTCACCGACATGGAAGAAACCGACCAGGGTTTGAAGGCGTCGTACACCCTCGATGTGGGTGAGAATCCGTTGGCGGCCCACATCTACCGGCTGATGAAGCGCGGCTCGTTGAAGGAGCACTCGTTCGCGTATTCGATTGCGAAGGAGAAGCGCGGCGCGGATGGTGCGACCGAACTGCACGAGCTTGACATCATCGAGGTCGGTCCGACGTTGAAGGGCATGAACCCGGACACCGAACTGCTGTCGGTGAAGTCG